GTTTGCTTTTTGCCTGTACGAGATAGGGGAAGTTTTTGGAAGGAGGCAAGATTATGCCAGGACCAGCACCAAAGCCTGCTAATATAAGGCAGCGCAGAAATAAAAAATCAGGGGCAGCAACCTTGCCGCATCCTGAAAAATCATCAAAAAAAATACCTGAATTACAAAACCCCGATAACCGCATTTTCCACAAACTCACTCGCGATTGGTGGGGGCGTGTATGGGAATCTCCAATGGCAGGAGAATATTTGCCAACAGACATTGACGGATTGGCAAGGCTTGCAATTCTTATAGATAATTATTATAAAAATTGTGGCCTTGTTGGTGCAAAAGAAACGCTAGGAGAAATCAGACTTCAAGAAGCGCGTTTTGGATTATCACCTGTAGACCGCAGCCGCTTACAATGGGAAGTTGCGAGAGGTGAAGAAGCAGAAAAAAAGAGAAGCCCCAAACAAAACGCAAAACCACACAAAGCCGACCCGAGGGGAATTTTGGGAGTGGTTGAATGAGTGTTTTAATGGTTCCTTTTGATAAGCAACCGTGGCCGACATTAGGACCGTTGGTTTGTGATTTCATAGAGGAAAATTTGGTATTTGGACCCGGAGATTTGCGCGGTCAACCCGCAGTAGTCGATGATGAAAAACGCGCTCTAATCTGGCGTATGTATGAAATATATCCGCAGGGGCATGTATCAGCCGGGCGGCGTAGGTTTAAACGTGTAGGTTTAAGCCTTGCGAAAGGACTTGCAAAAACTGAATTTGCCGCGTGGATTGCCGCGTGCGAACTGCACCACGAAGCCCCTGTAAGGTGTATAGGATTTGATAAAAAAGGCAATCCGGTAGGCGGGCCGGTGACCGACCCTTACATACCACTAGTAGCATACACGGAAGAACAGTCTGACGAATTAGCTTACGGAGCATTAAAGGCGATACTTGAAGAAAGCCCGATCCGTGACGATTTTGACATTGGATTTGAAAGGATAATGCGCAGGAACGGAGATGGAAAGGCTGTGTCTCTTTCATCAAGCCCGAGCGCAAGAGACGGAGCGAGAACAACATTTCAGCTTGCGGACGAACCACTTGCCTTAGATACTCCCATACCTACTCCTAAAGGATGGACTACTATGGGCGAAGTTCAGCCGGGTGATGTTGTATTTGGATGCGACGGCAATCTATGCAATGTTTTAGGAATTAGCGAAGTTAAGAGCGGGCGCCCATGTTATCGGGTAACATTCGGTGATGGTTCATCTATAGTTGCAGATTGCGGACATTTATGGAGAGTATATGACCACAGCCCTTCTTATAGATGCGAGCGCACAGTGACAACAGAGTATATTTTTAATCATAAGTGGTCAGATAGCAGGAGGTTTACTCTTGTAAAGCCGGAACCGCTGGAGTTATCAGATGCCAATTTGCCATTAGAACCATATTTCTTGGGTTTGTGGCTTGGCGATGGCGATTCACGAAACGCCATCGCCTGTGTCGGTAAAGATGATTTAGAAGCAACGGAGAGTTTAATCGCTGACACTGGATATAAAGTAAGCCGTTGCAACACCAAAAACAATACCCCAATGCTGTATGTAACCCTTAAAGACAGTAATTATAGTGGGTGGGGTGCTACTACCGGCAAACCAAACAACCGTTCTGTTGTCGGCAAATTACGCGAATTGGAGTTACTGACAAACAAGCATATTCCAACACAATATTTACGTTCAAGCAAAAGCCAAAGGCTTGCTTTACTTCAAGGATTGATGGATTCCGATGGATGTATTGATGATAAAGGACGATGCACGTTTGTTAACACAAATTTAACTATTATAAAAGGCGTAAGAGAGTTATTGCAGACGCTCGGATATAGACCAAACACACAGACAATTACAACAGATATGAGGTGGAACACGCCGCGAGAAATATATAAAATCCACTTTATGGCAAATTTTAACTTGCCTCCGTTTCGTCTCAGGAGAAAACGCGAAAAAGTTATTGAACGAGTGCAGACCAACAAACCACTGTCTGTCGCTACCGTTGAAATAGTTGAGAGCGTCCCTGTTAGGTGTATTTCTGTTGATAGTGCTGACCATTTATTCTTAGCTGGGGAAAGTATGATGCCTACACATAATACGCATTGGTGGACAAGCCAAAAGCTTATAAAAGCACACCAAACCATGATGGCAAATTTGCCAAAAAGAAAACTTTCAGACGCCTGGGCGCTGGAAGTAACAACAGCCCCGGAACTTGGAGCTGGTTCGGTAGCAGAATCTACCATGGATTATGCAAGAGCAATCAAGGAAGGGCGGGTAAAAGATGCCCGTCTTTTTTATTTCCATAGGCAAGCATCTGACGATCAGGATTTAGAGACGGAAGAAGGAGCAAGGGCAGCAGTAATTGAAGCTTCGGGACCGGCGGCGGCATGGCGTGATATTGACGCTATAGTTGAATTATGGCGTGACCCTACAACAGATAGAGGTTATTGGGAGCGAGTATGGTGTAATCGATTAGTGAAGTCATGTCAAAAAGCTTTTGATACCGATAAATGGAAAAAGTTAGCAGCCAAAGAGAATCCGGTAAAAGATGGGGACTTAATAACACTTGGCTTTGATGGAGCGCAATTCCACGATTCAACCGGACTTGTAGCAACTCACATTGAAACAGGTTATCAATGGGTATTAGGTGTGTGGGAATGTCCATATGGGATAGAAAACTGGCAGGTTCCCGTAGAAGAGGTTGACGATGCAGTACAAGCCGCTTTTCAACGTTATAATGTGTGGCGAATGTATGCCGACCCGCCATACTGGCAATCTTGGCTGGCTAAATGGGCAGGAGAAAAAGGAAACGATAGAGTTATAGAGTGGTGGACTAACCGAAGAAAAGCCATGTCATATGCCCTTGAAAGCTACGACACAGCTATAACAAGCGGCGATATTTCGCACAGCGGAGAGGCTGACTTGACAAGACATATCGGAAACTCGTACAGGCATGATTTGCCGCAAAAGGATGAGGAAACAGGCAAGGCTTTATGGTTAATAAGAAAAGAAAGAAAAGATTCGCCCCATAAAATTGACCTTGCGATGGCTTCTGTATTGTCGTGGGCAGCTAGAAAAGATGCAATTTCCATGGGCGCCCAAAATGCAACCTCAGTATATGAAAAGCGCGGAATGAGATCGTTATTATAATCCACCATAAAGAGAAGGTGAAACATGAACTTTATAAATCGAGCAAAACTCCTATTCAAAAACGGCTACTTCGAAGAATACGTCAAGCGCTTCGTTTCCGGCGATGACGTCCCCGGAGATACCGGACTTACAAACATCAGCACCCACACCGCACTCAAATACAGTGCGGTTTTTACATGTAACAGGGTATTGGGCGAGACATTTGCCAGCGTTCCTGCCATGGAGTACCGCAAAAAGCTTGATGGCACCCGAGAACCCACCAACGACACGGCTGTTTATGATGTCCTGCACAACAAGCCTAATGAAGATATGGCGCCGTTCAATTTTAAAGAAGCTTGCATGAGCGCGATAAACCTGGGCGGTAACTCAGTAAGCCACAAGTTGGTCAACAAATACGGTGAACTTGTGGGCTTGTACCCCTATGAATGGCAGCGAGTTCGGATTGAAAAGGAAAACAACCGGCTAGTGTATACCATTGTGGACGGAATCGGTCAGCCGAAACTTAATAGAAGCGAGGTATTCCACATCCCTGGCCCCAGCCTTAATGGCTACATTGGCTTGACGCCCATCGAATACATAGCCGGAGCCATCAGTCTTGGACTATCCTATGAGCAATTCGGCAGGCAGTTTTATAAAAACGGCGTTAATTCCAGCGGAGCGTTCAGCTTTGCAGGAGAATTGACCGAGGCATCGTTCAAAAGATTAAAGGCTGATTTAAAAACAAACTACGCAGGTATGGTCAATGCTGGCGTCCCGATGTTGCTTGAAAACGGCGGCAAGTTTGAACCTTTCGCCATGAAACCTGCCGACGCTCAACTCATTGAAAACAAGCGCTTCCAAAAAGAGGACATAGCAAGCGTTTATAGGGTACCGATGCATATGCTGCAGGATTTAACTCACGCTACCTTCTCAAATATTGAAAATTTGAGTTTACAGTTTGTAATTTATACCATGTTGCCGCATTTTAAGCGCGCTGAAGACTGTATTAATGCACAGCTTTTGACGTTTGAGCAGCGAAAAGCAGGGTATTACATCGAATTCAACATGTCGGGTTTGTTACGAGGCGACATGAAAAGCAGGGCAGAAGCCTATTCAACGGGTAGAACCGCAGGTTACTTAAGTGTTAACGATATTAGGAAATTGGAAAATATGTCACCTATACCTAACGGAGATATATATTTACAGCCTTTAAATTACGCAGAAGCAGGGACAATCCAAAAAGAAGACCAAACAAAAGCCATGACAGAAGCTATTTACAAAATGCTAGAAAACAAAGGAGTTGAGAAATAATGCCTAAAACTAAGTTTTGGAAGTTTCAAGCCAAAAAGGATAAAACCGGCGAGCTTACGCTTTACGGTGAAATATCAAACTACACATGGTGGGGCGATGAAATTACTCCAAAAGAGTTTAAAAAAGATCTGGACGCTCTCGGCGACATTGACATCCTGAATATCTATGTAAACAGCCCGGGTGGCGATGTTTTTGCTGCACAAGCCATGGTTTCGATGCTGGAAAGACACAGCGCCGAAAAGAATGTTTATGTCGATGGATTAATGGCAAGCGCTGCAACGTTTTTCGTAAAGGTTGGTAAGGTCATAATGCCGTCAAACGCAATGATGATGTACCATAACCCAATATCTGGAGTGTGGGGAAATGCCAATAAAATGAGAAAAATGGCTGATGATCTTGATAAAGTCAGAGAATCTATGTTGGGCATATACCGTGACAAAACCGGCATGACAGACGAGGAAATCATTGTGCTGCTTGATGCCGAAACATGGATGACAGCCGCTGAAGCCAAAGAATACGGGTTTGCGGACGAGGTTGAAGAAGAAAAAAAGGTTGCTGCATCAATAAGCAACACAAATTTAATTTTCAACAGCGTTCAAACCGACATGTCCAAGTTTCTACACCCGGAGTCGATAATAAAAAAGTTTGTTGCATTTGCGGAACCACCTGCAACAGACCCCGTACCACCCCCCATCGACGATCCCCGGCCCGCGCCGGCTGATCTATATAAATCAAAAATAACCAATATCGAAAGGAGACTGAAGAGCTATGGAATTTAAAAAGATGCTCAAAGCAAAGATGGAAGAACAGTCTGCATTGCTCAACAAGGCGCTGGCTGAAAACAGGGCCATGACACCAGAGGAACAGACTACAATGGACTCACTTGAGGTTGAAATAAAGAACCTTGAGAAATCAATCGAGGCTCAGGAAAAGATTGACACCAGAACCGCAGCCAATGCAGCACCTATCAACGAACCCATTCCCGCAGAGCCCAAAGGCAATCCAACTGTAGAAAATATCACCCGCGGAATTTTCGGTTCAGTCGGCGGATATTTTCAGGCAGTCCACAAATCCAAGAACGACCCCACAGCAGTGGAAAAGCTTGCAAAACTCAACAGCGAAGTGCTGAAAATCGTCAACGCCGCAGGCATGAACGAATCAGTTCCCGCAGACGGCGGCGTATTGGTAGGTACCGACATATCCACAGTGTTGCTTCAGCAGTCCATTGAACAAAGTAAACTGATGAGCAGGATATTTGAGCTCCCTGTCAGCCAGAACTCAAATAGCGTATCTTTACCAATTATTGACGATGACGAAATTGAAATGTACTGGGACGGTGAAGCAGATCTGATTACCGGGACAAAACCCAAAATGGGATCCGTGGACATGAAGCTCAAGAACCTCAACGGACTCATTTATGTCACCAATGACCTGCTTGAAGATGCAGCTTCCCTTGAAGCATTCATCATGAAGAAATTCCCTGAAAAGCAGTCCAAAAAGCTTGACAAAGCAATCATAGCTGGTACCGGCGCAGGAATGCCGCAGGGTATCAAAACAGCCCCCGCTCTCATATCTGTAGCTAAAGAAACCGGTCAGGCAGCAAGGACAATCGTCGCTCAGAACATAATCAACATGTACGCTAGGTTTGACGGCAACGATAACACTGCAGTGTGGGTAGCCAACAGGAACACCTTGCCGCAGCTCTGCCAGATGGGAATAGTTGTAGGTAACGGCGGAATGCTTGTATACATGCCTCCGAACGGACTCGCAGACAGGCCAAACGGTGCATTGATGGGCATACCCCTGATACTCCTTGAATACTGCGAAACTCTCGGCACAGCAGGTGACATCATGCTTGTTGACCTTTCTCAGTACATCATGGCAAAAAAGAGCGCAATGAAGATTGCTCCCTCCATGCACGTGAGATTTGAGTACAACGAAATGGCATACAGATTCACTTACAGAGCAGACGGCCAGCCTGCAAAGAAAAAAGCCCGCACGCCCGACAAAGGCGCTGATACCGTTTCCCCGTTCGTAGCTTTGGCAACAAGGGCTTAATTGACGGAACATCAACAACCGGGCCTCGGTCATCCGGGGCCTCAAAATAAAAAAACAGGAGGTAACCAATAATGTTACTTGTACAAAAACAGCATTTAGTCCCGGCAGTATGGCCTGTGGACTTGAATACCGGCGCGAATTCCGGCGATTACGTCAGCATGAAAAACTATAACCACCTCACAATCGTTATCATGTGTACCACAGCCACAGGCACAGCAGTAGTGACACTGAAACAAGCTTCTGCAGTAGCGGGTACCGGAGAAAAAGCACTTGCATTCACAAAGCAGTGGCAGACCGGAGCAAAATGGAAGTTCACAGCCCCCACAGGCAGATTCACAGTTGGCGAAACCGTAACCGGAGCAGCTGGCGCAAGTGGA